CCAACCAGGAGTTAAGAGATACCACGAAGGACATTCAGGAAGACATGGCACGATTAACGGATAAGTTGGAATCAGCCATGATTGAGCTAGAAGAGAAGGTAGAGAAAAGGATAAAACTCGCATTAGAAAATCCTTTATCACAGATGTAATAATATGAAAATATCAGACAACACAGCGATAAGCATGCCAATGAGAAACTTAATTGGCCTAATTATGGCTATAGGGATTGGTATATTTGCCTACAGTGATTTGACACAAAGGCTGACCCAACTTGAGACTGCAAGACAATTAATGGAAGCTGATTTGTTAAAAAAAGCTGAGCAGACTCCTGTAAATCAGGAGCTCTATATGCTCATTGAGTTTCTCGCAGGACAAAATGAAGTAATGGAAAAAGAGATACAGTCTATTGAAAGTAATAATATAAACATAGATTTTCTAAAAACACAGGTAGAAAAAATGCAAAGAGATGTAGAACAATTAAAAGATAAGGTAAGACAAAATGGCAGTAATTGAGACAGTTTTTGCAATGATGATGATAGTAAACGGGTCTATGGATGGGTTTATGAAGACAGAGGGTCTATCTCATTGCCTTAAAGTCAAGAGAGAAAGTGAGCGCAACTTGGCGGACAACAGAACAAATGTTATTCGCTATGAATGTGGTTTAGTTAAAGCAGAATTAGAACCAGACTCAGAAGGTGTTCTAAAAATAAAAAAAATAATAGAGCGTAAGTAATGGCTAAAACACCCTCTAACGAATACTTTACACCCGTCAAAAAAAGAACTAGTATAGGGCGTTCTCCACGCAGTAGGCCAAAGAACAAAAACAAAAGACGTCAGTACGTTAAATATAGAGGTCAAGGATGAGAAAAGGTTTATATGCTAACATTCATGCCAAGAGAAAACGTGGTGGCAAGATGCGTAAGAAAGGTGCAAAGGGTGCACCAACTGCAGCTAACTTTAAAAGAGCAAAACAAACAGCGAGGAAAAAATGACTAAATTATGTCCTAGAGGTAAAGCAGCAGCTAAGCGTAAATTTAAAGTTTATCCTAGCGCCTATGCAAATGCTTATGCTTCAAGAATATGTGCAGGTAAAATAAAAGACCCTAGTGGTGTTAAAAGAAAAGATTTTAAAGGACCAAAAAGAGCCATGGGTGGAGATATTAATTTTAATGATATATCACAAGCAAGAAAAATGGTTTCCAATTACAAGCAAGGCGGCATAGCTAAAGGATGTGGCGCTGTAAAACAAAGCAAAAGAAAAAAAACTAAAAAGTCATAATGTCAGGTCATAAAGGTTTAGATAAATGGTTTAAACAAAACTGGGTTGATATTGGCTCAAAGAAAAAAGGTGGCGGATTTAAAAAATGTGGTAGGTCTAAACAAAAAGCAGACGCCAAAAGAAAATATCCTAAATGTGTTCCTGCAGCTAAAGCTGCGAGAATGACTGAAAGTCAAAGAAGATCAGCAGTAAAAAGAAAAAGAAGTAAAGCTCAGGGAGTTGGAGGTAAACCAACAAATGTAAAAACATTCGCTGCTAATGGAGGTCTAATGTATAACAGAAGAGCTGGACAAGCCATTAGAGGATTTGGTTTTAAAGGTGTCCTCTAAAAAAGATCCAAAAGTTGGTACAGGTAAAAAACCAAAAGGAAGTGGAAGACGACTCTATACTGATGAGAATCCACGTGATACTGTGTCTATTAAGTTTGCTACTCCTGCTGACGCTAGGAGAACAGTGGCAAAAGTTAAAAAGGTTAACAAACCTTTCGCAAGAAAAATACAAATACTAACAGTAGGTGAGCAAAGAGCAAAAGTGATGGGTAAGTCACAAGTAGCCAGTATATTTAAAAAAGGTAAAGATGCCATTAGAAGAGGAAATAAAAAAAGACGTACGTAAATGGTCTGAACATTTTTTAGAAATACCTAATAAACACTTAGGTGGTTTTCCTGCGTGTCCGTTTGCTAAAAAGACTTGGAAAGATAATAAAGTCGTCGTTGCAGTAAAAAGAAAAAACAAATGGTATAAAGCAGAGTTTAACGCTCACATTAAACAATTGGATTTTTCTGTTCACGAGTTATTGATATTTTGTGATCCTTACTTTAACTATTCTTTAGACAAATTTCAGGAAATAATAGATGACTACAATAGTTGGTATAATAAAAAGGATATATTTTTTATGGGTTTTCATCCCCTCAACCCAGCCAATGAGGAGGAGCAAGAGTTTCTCGTCACTCCAAATGGGGACACCCCTGTTGTAGAAAGCGAATTGGAGTATTCCATGATACTTGCACAAAAGTTCTCGCAATTACAAGAAGCATCTGATAAATTACACAGAATTGGTTATTATGACAAATGGCCAAGTGGGTACTATAAAGACGTCGTAGTATCTAGAGCAAAAACCTATAAACGAATATTCGGAGGTCAATATGATGGGTAAAAAGAAACAAGTCGGCATGATGATGAAGCGAGGCGGTAAGCTTGAGCTTAAAGGCGGCGGAAAAGTCATGAAAGGCAAAAAGAAAAAAGTGATGAAGAAGAAAAAAGGTAAGAAGAGAGGCTAATGCCAACTTACGCTTCTACATCTAATTTTGATCTTACAATAGATCAAATATGCCAAGAGGCATACGAACGTTGTGGTTTGCAAATTCGTTCAGGTAATGATTTGCAAACTGCGAAACGTTCTCTTAATCTTATGTTAGCAGAATGGGCTAACAGAGGTATAAATTTATGGACAGTTAAAAAACAAGAAAAATCTTTAGCAGCAGATACAACTAATTTAACTGGTGCTAATTTATTTGGATCAGGAGCAAATTCTCCTGAGTCTATTGTTGATATAACAGATGTAATAATAAGAGATTCAAGTAATAATGATTATGCTGTAAATTCTATTAGTAGAGCAACATATTGGAACTATACTGTTAAAACAACCAGCGGAAGACCAACTCAATTCTATTTTGAGCGTACGATAAACCCAACACTATATCTATATCCTGCAGCCGACCAAGCGTACACTCTAATATATTATGCTCTTGTTCGTATGGCTGATTCGGGCGATTACACAAATAATTCTGAGATTCCTTTTCGTTTTCTTCCATGTCTTGTAGCGGGTCTAGCTTATTACATATCTATGAAAAAAGCGCCAGAAAGAATGCAAGCACTAAAACTTTTATATGAAGATGAATTTAAA